TTGGATATGGTATGTGGAGAGCGATATAGAATGTGGGATATGGAAAACTGGTGTACTGACAGAGATATTGGATTTGATCCAGTTTACCCAAACTATGAAAGGCAGAAGGAATCATTTAAAGAACTCTTACTGGCAATAAATGAAGGAAGATGGAAATGTCCACCACTTGCAATTACAGGTTCAAAGAAGGATGATGTTAGGGATGAAGAGATGGAAGTCTTCACCCATGATATGGATAAGAAGTGGTTTGGAAGCAGAGAGAAACTGGAAAAGTATGGGATACAGGATGATTTCATTTTTAGTGCTGGCTGGAATATTTATGGTGGAAGGATGTTAGGAGTAGATACATTCAGGGCTCGTAATAAAAAAGCATTCTTTGGTTCCTTTACAGCACAAGAAGGATTGTTGGGAAATTATGCTTGACCTAAAAAAAAGGTTGACAAAGGAAAACAATTGATGTAAGGGAAAAAATCATTGAAGGAGAAATTAATGAACCAATTGGAAATAGACAAATATTTAGAGGAAATGCCAGATGAGGTTTTGTCCTCTATGCAGTTCTCTATGCCTTGGCAGTATGGAACTGAAAGTGGAATAGCAAAGGACGAAGATGGTTTTACACCTTCTGCTCTTGTTGGCAAGGAAGATAGTACTCTTACTCAAAAAGTACTGCAAGCAGAGTGTTTCCGAAAGTTTCAAAAGAATCCCCATGTCAACACATCTGTAAGAGGTCTTGTAGGAAGACTTACAGGTTTAGGCTTTGAGACAACTTCAGAGATGCATGACATACAACAAGTGATCGAAGAGATTGAACTTGACCCTAGAAATCGTCTTTATAATTTTTGGCCTAAGTATGTTGGAAGATTTAATATAGAAGGAGAATTATTTCTTGTATTAACATGTCATATGGATGGTTTTGTTGAAGTTGACTTCCTTGACCCTTCTGCTCTTGCTGCGGGCGGAGATGATGATACAGGAATCATTTTTCACCCAAATAAGACTATTATGCCTCTTTTTTATGTAATAGATAAAGGAAATGGTGTAAAACAGCAAATTCCAAGTATTTTTATTGCAAGATACCCTGAATTAACTAAAATAGCTTCAGAAAATAAAAATTTTGACTATAAAGACACAGTAAAAAGCAAAAGTAGGAAGAAAATCTTTAAAAAATTTGGTGGTTACAATCAATTTATTATATCTTTTGATAAAGGTTTTGTTACTCGTAGAGCAATATCTTATTTAAGAACCACGATTGAGTGGATAAATCATTATGAAAATTTAAAGAAATATGAGATTGACCACAAAAAATCATCAGGAGCTTATCTTTGGGTGTTTTCAATAGAGGATGCAAAAGCATTTAAGACTTGGTTGAAGTTGTCTGTTGATGAAAAGAGAATGACAGGAATTATGTCAAAGAAAACACCTGGTGGTACAATAATCCTTCCTCCCGGAATTAAATTAGAAACAAGAAATCCGAATTTAACATCTATAAAGGAACAGGACACAGATATTTTACAAATGGTAGCAAGTGGATTGAATGAGCCAGATGATGTTCTTACAGGAACAAATAAAGGGACATTTGCATCTGTTAAAGCTTCAAGAGGTCCCATGTCTGATAGAACATCTGATGAAATTGCATTTTTTGATAGGTGGCTTAAATATGACTTTTGGGGTTCAATATTCTTTTTAAGGTCGTCAATTGGTAAGTTCAGTGAATTTATTAAGGTTAAGGAAGCTATTGGTTTTGATAAAAAGAAGGAGCCTATTTTTCAGAATATAAAAAAGAAACCGGAACAATTGATAGATATATCTTATCCTGTATCCGAGACTATTGATTTTGAAGGAAGAGCTAGAGGTCTTCTTGGAGTTAAACATGGTCCCGTAGCAGAACAAGCAGGTATATCAAATTCTGAAATTGCAAAGAGACTTGGATTTGGTGGATATGGAAGACAGCGATTGAGAAAGGCAACAGAGGATGATAAATACCCTGAACTTGTTTATGAAATGGGTGTAGATGCAGAAACACAGCAAGAGAAAACGGAAGGGGAAAAACCAAAGACAAAGTCAAAACCTAAGAATACTAATAAGGAGAAGTAAAATGCCAAAAACAACAAAAGTTCCGAGAGGCGCATTAAGGATTGTCGAAGTAGGAGAAGGGAGCATTGCTTTAACTGAGTTTTTTGGTGAAGAAGGAAAAAAGCAGCCAAAACTAAAAATGACTGCATATAGTGGTGGAGTGATTAAAAATCACTGGTACTGGGATGATCTTATTCTTGATTTGCAGGGAGTTTCCTTTGAAAAGAAATTTCCTATTTTGGAGAATCATTCTACAGACCGGAAAATTGCTTTTTCCAGTAGTCCTATTCTTGAAAATGGAAAACTTGAGATCAACTCGGAAAAGACAAAGTTTGTTGATACAGAGATAAGTGAGGAATTCCAGAGGCTATCTTCTGAGGGTTTTCCTTATCAATGTTCTGTTTATGCAAACCCAACAGTGGTGGAAAGACTGTCTGAGGATGCTACAGCAGAAGCAAATGGAATAACTCTGAAAGGCCCCGGAACTATCTTCCGTAAATGGGAGATGAAAGAAGCATCTGTCTGCGTATTTGGATGGGACAGTAAGACGCAAGCAACAGCTTTTTCTAAGGAAGAAGTTGAGGTAGATATGGATGAGGTTAAAATTGAAGCTAAAATAAAACCAAAACTTATTTTACGAAACAAAGGAGGTGATACTATGACTATCGAAGAATTGTTAAAAAACAACCCAGAATTGGTAAAGGACATTCAACTTGCTGCTGTAAAAGAGGCAGAAATTGAATTTGCGAAGAAAGAGGCTAAGCTCACAAAGGAGAATGAAGACCTTAAAAGTGAGAACGAAAAACTCAATGACAGAACACTTGCTCTTGAGAAAAAAGAAGCCATTCGTGAAGCAAAAGAGTTGAAGAATACTGCCGATGACATCTGGACGAAGAAGCTGTCTGAAAGTGATGTGTCTGAGAACATGCATGAAAAAATTTGTCAGTATGTTTCTTATACAAAATTCACTGAAGATGGTATTCTTGACGTTGAGAAGTTTGGGGAGGCTGTTGATGCTGAGATTAAGGACTGGGTTAAAAGAGGTGCCACCTCTAAAGTTATTGGTTCTGGTTTCACGAAAAAGGAGGTTGACGAAGTTGAGTTAGCCAAAGATCAGAAAAGCGTTGATGATGATGTCAACATGTTGAGAAAGAAAGTGGGTGCAGACCCACTAAAAAAAGATGAATAAACAAATTAAAGTTAATAAATAGGAGGTGATTTTTATGTCTATGGATATTCCACAGATTAATTATGGTGAGCAGACAGATTACAAACGTCTGTACTACTCCGATCCAATGGCAGCATTGAAAGTTCCCGTTACAATTATGGCTGGTTATGGCAAATTGGAACAAGGAACAGCCCTTGCATTAAATGGCTCTGCTGCTGGACAAATAGGGAAAACGTTTCCTTATGACCCTGATGCAGCCCCGACAGGAACATTAAATCGTCCTGCTGCTGCGTTTTTGGTTTCTAATTCTGGAACTACAGATTCCTTTGTTTATGTGACATTGGATGATAGCTACAAGTTTGAAGTTGGTGATGATATTTATATTGAAGATGATACCACCGCTGCTGAGAATGTTGGAGCTATTACGGCAATTGATCGCACCACATATACAAATATGGCAAAGATTACATTTACTACTGCAATAGGTGGTGTAGCTTTTACAACTGCCAGATTTGGATATATTGCTGTTGAAGGATATACTACCTGTGTAGGAATTCTTGAAAAAACAGTAGATACCGGAACAGGTGTTTTGGCAAAAGGTGCTGTAGCTACCATGATATTAGGTAACTGCGTTCTTTATAACGGAATGTTGACTAACTTTGATTCTGCTGCGGTAGCTGATTTATCAGCAGGTTCATTTGGACAATATAAATATCTTAAATAAAAGGAGGTGATTTCTATGCCTAGAGGCTCTAGTGATATATCAATTCTGAGGTTGGAGGTTTTACAGAAGTTTATGGAAACTTTCATGTCTCCTCCGAATTTGATATTAATGAACATTTTCGGCTCTTCAGCTTCTCCCTCAAGTACAGTTAAATGGGAGAGCCAGAGAGGAGGCAGAGGGATGACACCCTTTGTTCCGCCCGGGGCACCTGCTCCGACAACGGCTCCACACGGCATTGCAGAGCATAATGCCGAAGCCGCTTATTGGAAAGAGAAGATGCATTTTGATGAGGAGTTTTTGAACAACATGAGACAGCCCGGAAACGAGGCTGTACATCAAAGTGCCGCTGCAACATTGGCAAGGGAACTCGCCTTGCTTTCCAACCGATCTAACCGTCGAAAAGAATGGATGTTCGCCCAGATGCTTTTCAGTGGAAGTTTTGACTATTCTGTTAAGGGTGGTTATAAAGCAACTGTTGACTATGCATTACCTACAGACCATGTTGTTACTCTATCGAGTGCATACAGTTGGGATGGCGGGGGGAGTGCAAACATTCTTGGTGATATCCAAGACGGTAAGAGAAAAATCTCGGATGACTGCGGAGGTCTTGTCGACCTTGCAATATGTAATTCATCCGTTCTGAAACTTCTTGCAAATGATGCCACAATGAGAGCAATCCTTCAGAAGAATGCTTTTGGCGATGGTGGACTTTACAAAGGAAATCTTCACAACATTATTGGGGTTAACCCAAAAGTTCTTGGTGCCCTGTTAGACATCCCAAATTTTGTCATTTATGATGAAATGTATGAGATCAGGGGATGGATAACATCTGCCGTTTCCATTGGACAATCTCACATAGAGGTTGACGATGTTTCCGATTTTGCAGTTGGCGAAAAAGTCCGTTTTCATAACATGAGAACGAAAACGGTCGAAGATCGTTATATTGCAGCCATTACCACGGAAACAAATATGATTCAATTGTCGCAAGGTGTTACTTCTGCATACAGAGCGAGTACGGATTACATTACAATGGGGAAAGCCTTCATACCAGATGACAAATTTGTTATGATAGCCACCAAAGTTGATGGACAGCCTATTGCAGAATACAAAGAAGCTCCATTTGGTCTTGCAAGACACTATGGACAGTTTACCGACAAACATGAAGAGTGGGACCCGGAAGGAGTTTATATTCGGGTGCAGGATAAAGGTATACCAGTTTTATACCAACGTGATGCTATGTACATTCTTGACGTTAAAGCCAAGTTTGCTGCTGCTGCTTCACCTCTTGGTGTTGCTGCGGATACTCCGGCTTCAACTACTACTTCGTCAAGTACAACGTCTTCCAGTAGTTCAACATCATCCACAGCGAGTACATCAAGTTCAAGTTCAACCAGTTCTACAGCAAGTACAACATTAAGTACCACAAGCTCTACTCATTCAACTACTTCGTCAAGTACAACCACAACAACTGCGTAATATGCAGTAAAGGAAAGGCAATCGAAATGATAATCGAAAAAGTTATATTAAATACAACGGTAAAAGCTGGTAAAACAGTTTGGGAAAAGGATACCATTTTGGATGCTCCTCTTCCTGAAGATATATTACTTGAAATCAGTAATAATACTGGAACTGTTAAAATTTTGAAACAAGGACAGAATGTTGAACTTGTTAAAAACATTTCTGTCCTTGTTCAAAAAGAAAAATTGAAGAATTCTACAACCACGACCACAGTTGAGGCAAAAAAGGAAAAGCCAAAACTTAAATTGAAACCAAAAGTTAAACTCATTAAGAGGAAAAAATAATGACTCAAACAGAGATGGAAGAAAAACTCGAAGAAGAAGTCAAAGGTTTGAGTACTTATCTTGAAGGTGATGATTATACGAATGCCTGTAATGATGCTGCAAGAGAAACAGATTGGGCATTCCCTGTCACTACAAATTTTAAAGTCCACTGGATGAAGGAAAGAGCCAAGCGAGCTTTATTCTTTTATCTCTATTCGGAAAGTGCCCACAAATTCAAGTACGAGCAGATAAATCTTCAACATCGGTTTGACCATTATGACAAGATTCTTAAAAAGATGGATGAAGACTTTGCTGTGGCAATAGAAGCTAATCCAGATCAGTTTGCTAATGCTGAGCCCTATGAATTATTTGGCACCAAAGCTGATGCTGGATTTCAGTACGACCCAATTACTGGTAAAGACACAACCTATAATGAAGCAAATAAGGTTGTGTTCACTCCGGGTGGAGATTTAGATTAATGTCTATTGGTCCCGACATAAAAGAAGTTCTTGCAGAAGTAGGAGTCAAATATACGATTCTAAGGGATGCAGGAAATATCAGTGGTGAATATTTAACATACAAACCAAATGCCCAAGTCACGAAGCCTTTCATCAGAGAGTACTTTTTAGAAGCCGCCCTTTCTTACGACACAAGGGTAGTTGCAGGGGATATTATACAGTTCAATGCAACAGAAGATACTTATATTATTATGAACAGTACCCCGGCATTGTTTGAAAATACTGTAATCAAATATGAATCAGTTCTTTATAAAACAAATGTTCTTATTGATATTTTAAGACCAACAAATGTTCGAGATGAAAATACATATCAAATGAGAACGATATGGACACCAATTAAAACCAGAGCAAGAGCCCTTATTTCAGTTCCAATGTTCGGAATTAGCTTAGATACGAATGAAGAGCTTGGTTTAATTGGAATAGGAAATTATGAGCTTTATGTTCCCACTTCATATGGTGCTCAAGTACTGGATAGAATCAGAGTAACATCAACAGAATATTATCGAGTAGAAACCGTTAAGAGAAGGCGGTATAAAGATGTGGATGTTCTTGACATCGGAGATGATGTTGGTCCCACGACTTCCACAACAACGACAAGTACGACTACTTCGAGTAGTAGTTCGTCAACCACAACTACCACGGCATAGGAGTTGTCATGGATAAGATTATTTCTATTAATGTAGTTTGCCCTAAGTGCAAACAAAGCCTAAGTAAAGTAAAAGTAGAAGATATGGGGAATGATATTTATAAATGTTGTTCCTGTGGTGAGGTATTAGTTATTAAAAAAATACCTTCTGCTTCTGCAAGTTATACAGATGGGAGATATTGTGTATGAATATGCATCTCTTTATTCTTCCTTCAAAGACAGTTAATGCGGGAGGATATATGACAGTTGGGTCTTTTCCTTCAGAATGTTTGAGCAAAGTTACATTTGTGCCTAATTTTATGAAGATAAATATAACCACAAAGGAAGCTGTGTGGTTTGGAGTATTTTATGATAACGAATATATTGACAAGGAAGTAAGAAAGAATCTAAGTACTTTCTTAATGACCATTGGAAATAATTCCCTTGTTATGTTTAAGAAAAATTATATTAAAAATTCGGCAGATTATTGCCCAAGGATTTTTAGAAGTGGAATGGTACTTGACTCTCCTTTTTATACGAGATCGAAGCTTAAATTTGAAAAAATATTGAATGGGTGGATTTGCGAACATGGCAAAAATTAATGCATATGTAAGATTTAACCAGCTTGATTTAAAGAGATGGATAGCTGCAATGAATAAGATTAATTCTATTCTGAAGACAGAGAAGAATGAATTGCCTTATAGGAATGCAGTTAAATTCTCCCATTTAATTGTTAGTAATATTAGTACACAGAAATATGCTGCTGGATATGCTCCTTTGAATACAAGATATAAGGAGTGGAAAGAACATTATGGTAGGTCAGGAAAAGAATTTTGGGCTCTTTTTAATAATTTGATTCAAAGAGTATCTGCTTTTAAAGTTACAGGAGGTTGGATGGGTGGAATTGAAGCAGGAATGTCAGTTGGTGAAACTTCTTGGTTTGGAAAAGGAGATAAAGGACATTCGGTTGATATAGCCCAATATGCCACATGGCTGGAAAGAGGACGAAGCAGACAACCAGCAAGACCTTTATTTGAACCAACTACTGAAGAGTACTGGAAAGAGGATTTTGTTAAGGAAGGTGCAATTTCACTGAAAAAAATAAAGGGAGCATGGGGATGAGGTTACTTGGAGTGGAAAAGCGAGATATTTATGCAGCAATGGAATTTGGACTCGCTGAGATGCAAAATATAGCACGGTTCTTAAAAATAGCTATTCCGTTATATGATAAGATACATGGAGACAGTGAGCAAGCATTCATAGCGGAAATAATTGAATCTGAGAGACAATTAGACATAGTAATTAAGGAGATTGATAAAAATGGCTCTTGACCCAACATCGAGAGAAGCAAATTTTAGAGATAGTGTAAAAAGGTATTTCACTGATAATATTGAAACGACTGAAGGAATTCCTTTGACTTTTGATAAAGCATTGTCTTCACCTAACTTACAAGGAAAGGCAGTACATAAATGGGTGACAGTTTTGTTTGATGGAATTCACTTGGGAACAATGTCTGAAGTTGGACTGAGAGTTTTTTGTTGTACAAGAAGGGATAATGAGGGATTTAAGTTAGCTCAGTTGAGGGATACAGTTATGGGCTATCTTGTGAATGATGGAACAGTTTCAGATGGGATGATGAGAATTCCATTTTATAGGAGTTATCCTGTTCTTACTGATTGGGTTCTTTTAGGAAGTTTATTAATTCAGGATGTATTTGAATCTCCTCAGTTGGAAGCCCCTGATGAAACTAAATATAAAATAATAACAGTTCGATTGAGAACACCGTCAAAAATGTAAAGGCAAACTAATGGATAAGAAGAACTTCGTTTACTGTGAAAAATGTGGAAAGAAACTAATTGAGCGAATGCCCAACGGATTATGGAAGTTTGTCTTTGGTAAAAAAGCAGAGGGAGCAAGTAGTCCACCTGTATATATGATAATACATGGTTCATTAAAAATGAAATGCATTAGACGTTCCTGTAGTCATTGGAATGTCTTTAATTACTTTCCAACGTCGCCCAATATATGTGGGCGTGGATTGAAACCAACTAATCAGCCGAAAGCTGAAAACTCTGGCAAAAACAAAGAAACAACAAAAGAAGAAATAGAAGGGAGGTGATATTATGGCAACTACTGGTCCCACAACAAAAGATACCACCACTATAGCATTGGGGTTAGCTCAGATAAGAATTGGTGCTTCTGCTGCAAATATTACAAGGGAGAGTCCTATTCTGGTAGCATCGGATTCTATTGGGGCTCTTGCAAATACCAAGTTTGTAGGTAATGCAGAGTTCTTTAAATTGGAATCTGGATATCCTATGCTTGAGGATGCAGTTTTTCCTCTGAGGGAAGCTGCTGCTCTTGAATGTGCTTTTAAGGAAATGACTCCTTTTAATTTAGCACTTGCAAGAGGACTTGACCCTACAAGTGCTTCGTATGAAAATGCACATACTGGGTCGATTAAACTTGGTACTTTGACTGCTCCTGTTAGTGTTCGTATGGAAGCTATCTATACATATCCTGATGGAACAAATACAATGAACATTATTTTTCCGAGAGCCCAAGTATCTGGTAACATTGAAATGGAATTTGCACCTGAAGAACCTGCTGCTGTTGCTGTTTCTATTGAAGCGAAGAGAGCAGACAGTGAAGTTTCGGGGGGTCATTCCACATGGGATGATATGCCCATTGGACAAATACTGTGGAATGATGGTA